GGATTCTGACTTCATCCGATACTGTCAGAACAGGAGCCGCTACGGTCAAAGGGTCTGGCAGATTAGAACTCGCAGTGGCGGGCTGGGTCTTATCATTGACCCAAGGATAAATCGTCGCATCATGCTCTGCTAAAGAGACATTGACAGTCGCATCGTAGTTAATCGACAAACCTGTTACACGAAACTTTTTATCAGTAAACGCTGGGGTACTATGGGTTAATGTCACAATATCGCCCACAGCGCATTTGAGAGCGTCTGGAGTGGCAACAAACGACATTTGCAGACCAGCAAGTCGGCTTTGCTTCAAAAGAGTTTTAGCAATGTTGCGAGCCTGATAGTAACTGGTGATCGTGTTGAGATTAATCTCTGTTTCTAATGGCTTGTTGTTGTCTTCAGCAAGAAATGTGGTGTAGTCAGCAGAATCGGCATCAGGGAAAATGACTGCATCGGCTTGATAATTGGTTTCTGGATTCACAAACTTGGCAGTGACACGATTAAATTTATTGCCTTTCTGCGATCCTTGAATTTTAAATCCTGAGATGATGTTGGACTCTGTAAACGCAAAAGTCGCCGTGTAGTCATCTTCTACAAACACTCGATAAGTGCCATTTTGGAATGGCATCATGCCTTGGAATCCAGCCAATAGGATTTTTGTATTGTTGAACAATGTCTGATCGGTATTGATTACGGCGTTACACTGAAATCTTTTAATTTGTACTCCTGATCCACTGAATGTTTCATTCGTGGTATCGCAAGCATTTGCCGCCGCACTGAATGTCGTGTCGTCCAATAAACTTGTATCTAGCCCTTTGCCGTACCTCGTATTCGTCAAGTAATCCCTTAGACAAAGCACAGGATTATCTGAGAATGCCGTCGATGAATCCCTTGGATCAAATACCTTTCTACCTTGTACTATCGCATTTATGGTAGGTATCGAGCTAAATACATCGCTGTTGAACTGAATTTTAATCCCTAGATATGCGATTCCAGATAGCTTATCGTTCGATGTCCAGCTAGGAGCCTCAAGAAGTGTTGTGGAAGCCGCTTGAGTATCTGTCCCGACTTTCTTATCTACGGTCACATAGGGTTCGTATTTTGACCCTGATAAGTTCTCATCATTGATGAATATGTCGCCTATCTGATGAACTTCGCCCTCACACAAAACGAGACAAATGAACAGGCTTTCGTTTTCTGCCCCTGACGTTTCAATGAATACTCGTGTGCCACCAACTTTCCTTTCACCATAAATAATAGGAATTTGAGCAATGTTGGAATTTTTGTTGACCAGTACGCTTGGTGCTTCTTCCTCAAGTTCGGGTACTTCGGGAATGTCAATAAACCACGAGATGACTTCACCAACGAGGTCAACGGCTACCTCAATTACGTCTTCAACGACATCAACGACATCATTGACAGTATCTTTAGTCGTACGTAATGGGTCATTTATAAAGTCTGAAATCCAACTCATTAGGCTTTACCCCACTGGATATCTTTGACTGAATTAGCGGCAAATCTCATGCCTGTATCCGTGGGGAATAGATACTGCTGGCTATTATTGTTAGTAAATCGTCCGGCTTTACGCTCAAAGTCTGACCAATGACTTGCGAGTTTCATATTCACGACTGCTGAATTTTTACTATTCTGCAAATCATATCCAACAATCTCCCCATCAAATGTTTTGATCGGATCACCGGATATCGACCCTGCGCTCGTGAGTATGGCTAGGAATATTCTGACCTGACGATTGACATATTGTTGACTAAGGAACAAAGACACATAGGCTTGATCAACAGCCGATAAAGTAATATTCACTGTGCCGACTCGTAGCTGGTTGGTCTCCTGCGTTGAAGAAATAGAGAGAAGATGACCAGCCGCAATATATTCATTGGACTCATAAGTGATCGGAAAAAAGTTATCTGTGAGAAAAAGCTCTGTCGAGAATCCAATCCTAACCAAATGCGCTAGTCTTAGCCCATCTTGTTCTAGTGCAGTCTGAGTCGTAGCATTGATCGTGCGTGTCACGGGATGACCTCGATCATATCGATCTCATATGAATACTGTTCATTCGCGTTCAGATCATAGGTTTGAATATCGTTTCTCAAACGCATGGTGAACGGCACACTGTCAAAGGTAATCGCTTCGTTATCTGCTACGTTTGACACCAAGGCTGGCTCAATTGATACATTCCCGGCCCCGGTCAGGTCTGCTGTGACCATGTAAACCTTGGAATGGTTGGCAAATTTAATAAAGTCTCCTGCCTTCAATGTTCCTGATATCCCGTCTATCGGTACACTGACAGCACCAGCGTTCGTCGCTCCATTCACCAAAACTGTTCCAGAAACATCACCATTAGCGTTTCCGATCACTGGGGGAACAATAGTAAAACTTCCTAACCGACCTTGCTGACTTGTGACAAATGCAAAGACAGGCATGAACTCTGCCCTAGTCATCACATTGTATCGCGCCGTGAAACAGAACTGCTGACCGCCAATCGTCCTGACTTGCTGACGACCTGAGACAGTTTCTGATAACAAATTGTTATGCTTCGACTCTACGTTGATGGCTTGAAACTCTGGTGTCGTTGGGTAAGTGCCTGACATTAGATAACGCCTCTAGTTCCGCGATCATTCATCGCCTGATTCACGATGGTCACAATCTGACCTCGACGGCTCTGTAATAGTGAGTCGAACCCTCTAGCGTCCACTGTTGAAATGTTGAAGTTGATGTTTGCGACTCTGTTTGTTACCTGATTTGGTGCTTGGATACGATTATTTGGGATAATATTGCCTGACTGACCAGCACCCATTGATAAGATTTCCGGGCCACGCTCTCCAACCACATAAGATTCACCGCCTCGTACCTGACCACCCAAAGCTCGACCTTGGAATTTTTGATTCCTGATTTGTTGGACTTGAGACAATCCGTTTGCAACAACTGCGGCGGCTACAATAAAGTTTAAAGGCGGCGGTAACTCTGAAAGTGCTTTGGTTGCCCCTGTGTAGGTATTCATCACCGCCTGACCGATATTATATGCTTTTGCTATTTTGAATGCCTGAGCGTTGACTTGACCTAAACTATTTAGGGCATCTCCTGCGCTCTTGATTGCAAATTCATTTGTCTGCTTTTCAATGTTCTTTTGTGCTTCTGCACGTTGTTGTTCACTGAGAGTTCTGTCTCTTGCAACTTGCTTTTGTAACTCTAAACGTCTAGCAAAACTCTCAATCTCACTATTCTCAACGTCAATCAAACCTAACCGTCTGGCTTCATCTTCTGCGGCTCTGATCTGTTTTCGACTTTCTGAGGCTTCTTGTTCTCTGCTACGTTCTTCTGCTTTAATTTTCGCTTGTGCTTCTGATTGCTCGTTCTGAATTCTTGCGGCTTCCTCCGCTTCTTGTCGTCTGAAAAATGCTCTACTCTCAGCCGCTTCTCGTTCTTCGCCTAATTCTCTGGCTCTAATTCTGGCTTGTTGTCTACTTTGTTCTTTTCTTTCTGCCGCTAACTCAGCATTAAGGTTTCTTTGTGCCTCTGCCTCATCTTTCTTTGCTTTTGCCGTTTTCTCACGGGCGACCTTCTCTGCTTCTTTTGCTTCAAGCAACGATAACAATATTTCTAACTCTATATTGTTTACTCGATTTAGCCCATGCTTTGCGGCTTCGATTGCCAATATTTCTGATGGTGTTTTTCCGAATGTCTCTGACTGTTCTACTAATTTTTCTGTAAACTTCCTAGCGGCTTCCTCTGATTTCGTTTCTGAGTTTGTGAATTCGTCTATTGCATTTTGCGCTTTGAGTAAGACGAGACTTTCTTGTTGGATTTCTTTGTTGAGTTTTGCGACTGCCTCCCGATGAACATCTGCTCTAGCAGTCCGGTTGCCTCTTACTTCAACATCTTCCTCGCCTTCTTTAACTAATTTTTTAATTGCGGCTTCTTCTGCTTCTAATTCCTTGGTCAGTTTTCTTATAGTTTCTTCAGAATCGGAAGCCTCTTCTTTTAATTCTGCTAATTTTTCGGCAAATACAAGGGGGAACTCTTCTTTCAGTTTAATACTCAAATCGTCAGCTATCTCAATCAGATCATCTAACCCACGACCTACGTTGAACAATGTTGGAAGCAATACCATTCCAAGTGATGCCGCCAAACCAGCGACAGCACCAACAAGTGGAAGTCCTAAAACAATACCTAAGTCAGCGGCTTGCTGAGAAAGAGCCAGCATTGGATTTGTGCCAGCTTGAACCTGACCGACAAGTTGCTGTACTTGTATTCCAGCCTGACCAGCACCTCGACCCAGATTTCCGAATCCCCTTACTGCAGGACGAGTACTATCACGAATCCCCGCTAATTGTTTCTCAAATGACTTGAGCGTAGCGTCAGTGATTTTGCCTTGTTTGTTAAGTTTCTGGAGTGCATTGACAGCTTGACCGATCTCTTTGGTATCGGCTTTAAACATAAGTGTAGCTACTTCAGTGGCCATTTTGGCTCCATATCACGATATTGACTTAATGTAATTATGGCCTCTATTTCCCACGGTGTCAGTAATAAACCTGTCAAACGCACATAGGCATCGATCTCTTGATAAGTAAATACGCTTAGAGTCGTATAGGCTTTCCATACATCATTATGACAATCGGACAAGGTAGGGGCATTGACAAGATCTGGCGGAGTTTTGCCCGTACTTTTCTCGACTTGTTTGAATGCATCGTATCGACTGACCTTTGAGCCTTCTGGACATGAGTTGATCCAAAAGCAATATCGTCCGAAACGGACGAACTCATCAATCAGCCGCTGATAAAATTGGCTCTATTCCCAAGAAATGCTAAAAGTTGATCTTTCACATCAGGAGCATTCGCATATAAATCAATGGCGTTTTTGCGATTGCACTCATACTCCTCACCATCTTTGACGATGTTAGACCATGAAATCGTCGCGTCTGCAAGTGCCTCGGCATCCATCAGATCATAGTTGAGAGAATCCATTTTGTTATCTGCACGAGCATCGATTATTTTTTGGGTTTGGTTCTTTTTAGCTTCTCGCCAAACTTTTGAATCCATGCCTTTAATGCGGATAATAACGTCCGTAGGCTTGCCGTCAATTGGCGAAAGAATTGTGACATCCGCTCCATCATCATGCGTTTCCGCCGTTTTTAAGTGTGCTAGTTCCATTTGCTAGTTCCTTCATAATCAGGCTGGTTGCCTTGTAATTTTTAATTGCTGATTGGTTGCATCGCTGAATAATGCGACAAACGGCATTGATAAAGTGATGGCTCCCTCGCCTGATACATCGGGCTGACCAGCGTTGTATTTGATCCTTGGAAGATTGAAGAGATAGTCATTTCCCAGAACATCCGTCAAGGTCAGAATAATTGCTGATTCTGTCTCGTTGACGAACTTTTCTAACACTGTTTTGCTGTCAAAGTACAAGCCCAATGTGCCCGTGACGCGTGATTTACCAATCGATGGTTGGTTGGTCAACTGCGACCCGACAGAGAACAAAGGCTCTAGCCCGTTTTCGATGGTCAATTCGATCTCAGTGACTGTTGCAATCGTGCTCCCACCTTCTGTAATCGCACCAGTAAATGAGTCAAATGGAGTCTTTCCGACATCCGCATTGTCACTTGCACCCGCGATTGTACTCGTGTTCAGCGTCATATTTTGTCCGACAATGCCGAGTGTCATACTAACCATTGCGTTTGGAGCCACACTTAACGTCAACGTGTTGAACTCAACGCCTGTGAATCGATGATATTCTGGTGTGGCTAAATCGAGGAATCGACGCTCAAGCGTAAATGACCGTCTTGTGTTCCCTGATATCAATACATTTGTGCTAAATGATCCGCACATCACGGCTTGGATCAACTCATCGAAAGCACCGTACTCTAGCTCAGATGAAATATCGCCACCAATTGTCTTGTTTCCATGCCGGAAATCTTCGACCTGTCGATCACCTCTCAGTTTCTCTGACTCAATTCCATCCTTAGTCATACCAATCGTCGTCGCGGTATGTGGGATCGGTGTATAAGTAGGATTGTTCGGTGTTGTCCCGTACGCTGATTCTGCAACATAAAACAGCGAATGTTGCGCTCCGTTTGCAATTGCCATGATTTGTTACCTCGCCGTCATGTATGAGTAAAAATCGATTTGAACTGGCACTTGTTGCCAACTACCACTGATTATAACCGGATTGATAGACACATTGATAATCCGAACTGTGTTGTTATTGTACGTCAAATTAGTTCCACGTTTAAAATGATCTGCAATGGTGTCAGGGATATTCGTACGCCCCGTCCCAGCCACTGTAAATACATCAACCTGATATATGCCTTCGATTCTATCCTTACCAGAAGCCCCAAGAGCCGCTTGGACTACTTCAGCGGGTAAGAAACTAGCTCGTAGATACGTTTCGTTGGCCGCTGGTTCGTATGGGATGTTTGGAAATGCAATATCTAAACCGCCAGATAGACTTGCTAGTCGAGCATCGAGCGCAGTTTGAACGTCATTGAATACCGTACTCATTTGAGAGTGTTCACTAGATTTTTAATATTCACTCGCAACATTCCCTGCGGCATTTGTTGAGAATAACCCTCTTCAATACGTCTTGCGTAGGGCAGATTATTAGTGAAGAAAAAAAAGTCACCTAGTTTTATTTTTTTAGTGACGTTTGCGCTCTCGTCGATTGTATCGCCTTCGGGCCGAATCTCTGCAATCTGTGTTAATATTGGCTGATTTATAGATGATTGCCAATTTCCGGCCAACCGTCCAGTATCTCGCGGTGTCGCTTTGATGACTTTTGCAGTGAAGTCGAGCAATGCTTCTCTGATACGTTTTTCGCCAAACTTCCGCACGTTGACCGAATATCTGTGTAAATCTGTTTCGACTGTCATGCTCTCACCTGTAGATCGACTGAAATCAAGGTGTCAGAAGTC